TAATTGGTATTGATCTTAGTTCTGTCGTTGCTTTAAGTCTTAAGGCGTAATTGGTATTGATCTTAGTTCTGTCGTTGCTTTAAGTCTTAAGGCGTAATTGGTTATTGTTTTTGTTGTCGTTGCCTCGGCGTCGAGTATATTAGCGGCTTGGTGGATCTGGGTCGGACCTCGGTCGGGGCTTGATCGTTGTTGGTTGGTGGTTGTTGTGGCTTGGGCGCGTGATTCTGCGAGGCGGCGTCGGTTGCCGTCTGATTGGGCGTCGAGGCGTGCGGCTGTGTTGCGGCGTGATGGTGGTCGTTGTCAGTGGAAGGTTGATTCGTTGTCGGTGTGTGGTGCTCCGGCTACGGATGTGGATCATATTGTTCCGGGTGATGATGATTCGTTTGGTAATTTGCGGGCGTTGTGTCGTGAGCATCATGCGTTGAAGTCGGCGCGTGAGGGGCATGTGGCGTTGGCTCGTATGCGTCGTGAGGTTGCTGGTCGGTTCCGTAGGGTGGAGCCGCATCCTGGTTTGCGTGGGGGTGGTGTGAATGGCTCGTAGTGGTCCGGTTCCTGCGCGTCGGGATGAGTTGGTGGATCAGCGTCCGTCGAGGACGCAGCATGTGACTGGTGGCGTGTTGATGGGTGTTTCGCCTCGTAAGGCGGATCGCAAGTGGCATCCGACTGCTAAGCGCATGTATGAGGCTATTGGGGCGTCTGGTCAGTCGTTTTGGTTTCAGCAGACTGACTGGGAGATGGCGTATAGCTTGTGTGAGGATTTGTCGGCGTATAAGCGTCAGCAGGATGAGGCTGTAAGGGCGCGCGCGTTGCGTGCTGGTTGGGATGCTGAGGCGGCGTCGTTGAGGCCGTCTGAGCGTGAGGCGCGTGGGTTTACTCGTGATCGTCCGCCGTTGTTGCGTGATCCGTCGTCGCAGCGTTTGGCGACGATTTACATGGAGTTGGGGAAGTTGGGGATGTCGGAGTCGGAGCGTCGGCGTGCTGGTATTGAGTTGCGGCCTGATGAGTCTGGTGTGGTTCCGGCGTCGGTGACTGTGATGGATGGTTATCGTAAGCGTTTGCAGTCTGTGTAGTTGTTGTTGTGGGGGTTGTTAGTGGTTGTTGTTTATAGTAAGCCTGGCTGTGGTTCTTGTGTGGCGACTAAGCGTGCTTTGGATAAGGCGGGCGTCTCGTATGAGACGGTGGATGTGAGTGTTGATTCTGAGGCTCGTGAGATGTTGATTGAGCGTGGGTTTGGTGCGATGCCGGTTGTGGCCCCTGGTGAGGATGTGGGGTCGTGGTTTGGTGGTTTCCAGCTTGCGCGTTTGCGTGAGGTTATTGCTGCTGAGATGGCCGCTTAGAGGTTGTTCCCGGTAGCCAATTCAGCCCGTCCCTACAATGGCGTGGGGAGCGGGCTGGAGTTCTTTTGGTGTCTTACCCCTTGTTTGGGGTGGGCGTAGTATTGCCCCGCCACTTCTCGTCTCCTGGTGTTGGGGGTGGGTTCCGTGGCGGGACGTCTTTTTGGTGGCCCCCGTACGCTGAAACGGAATGGCGCGCGAATACGGCAGCTATACGGCGGGGGCATTTTCTTGGTAGTGGTAGCGGGGTTCGCCTCGCAGCCGCCCCCTGGCGGTTTTCGTTGGGGGGTTCATCTTTGGCCCGTGTGGTGGAATGGGTAGACACACCACACTCAAAATGTGGCGCCCTGGTGGGCGTGCGGGTTCGAGTCCCGCCACGGGTACTTGTGTGTTGATGGGTTGGGGGGTGTCCTGGTTTTGGTCGATGTCGATAAGGCTGGGACACCCCCTGGTGGTCCCTATGATGGTTTGTCTGATGAGGAGATTCTTGAGCGTTTCGCGCCGGTGCATTATGGGCCGACGTGGGAGCGTGGCGAGGATGGCCGGTTTGTGTTGCCTGAGCATACGTTGGGTTGGGAGATTGCCCGGTGGTGTTCGGATTATTTGGAGCCGCTTGGTGCTGACCAGGAGGTGTTTGAGTTCACGCTTGAGCAGTTGCGTATCGTCCTGTGGTGGTATGCGGTTGACGATGAGGGTAAGTTCATTTACCGACGTCGCGGGGTGCTGCAGCGGATTAAGGGTTGGGGTAAAGACCCTTTGCTTGCTGTTCTGTGTTTGGTTGAGGCGTTTGGCCCGTCTCGTTTTGCGGGGTGGGGTTCTGATGGTGAGCCGGTTGGTCGTCGTTGTCCGCAGGCGTTGGTGCAGATTTTCGCGTTGAAGCAGGAGCAAACTAGCAATACGTTCGATATGTTCCATGTGCTTGTTGGTGACAGGTTGCGTGCGAAGTATGGCGTGGATGTGCGTTTGCAGATTGTGCGTGGTTGTAACAACACGGCGCGTATCGAGGTTAAGACGTCGTCGTTTCGTTCGACTGAGGGTAACCGTTGTACTTTCGCGTTGTTGAATGAGACGCAGCACTGGTTGCCGCAGAATAACGGGCAGCAGTTGAAGAATACGGTTGAGGGTAATACGACGAAGATGAAGGCCCGGTATCTGGCTATTACGAATGCGTATAAGCCTGGTGAGGGTTCGGTGGCTGAGAACGACCGTGAGGCGTTCATGAGGGCGTTGGAGGGGTTGACGACGGACACTGACGTGTTCTATGACTCGTTGGAGGCCCCGGATGACACGCCGTTGGATGAGCGGGTGTTCAAGGTTTTGTATAACGCTGTGCGCGGGGATTCGGTGTGGTGTGATGCTGATGAGGCGTGGCGGTCGGTGTTGAATCCGTCGCGTCCGACGTCGGAGTCTCGTCGCATGTACTTGAATCAGGTGTGGCAACCTGAGGGCAACTTGTATTCGTCGGCTGAGTGGAAGCGGATTGAGCGTAAGGCGACGTTGGAGCCTGGGGATAGGGTCGTGCTCGGGTTCGATGGTGGTAAGTCGGATGACTCTACGGCGCTGGTCGCTATCCGCGTGTCGGATGGCTTGATGGTGCCGTTGCTGCTTGAGGAGAAGCCGTTGGACCTCGCGGGCGACTGGGAGGTCAACCGTGAGCGCGTGGATTCGATGGTCCACAGGTGCTTCCGTGATTACGACGTCGTTGGGTTCTATGCTGACGTGGCGTTGTGGGAGTCGTACATTCATGAGTGGACTCTGGATTACGGTGAGCGGCTTGTGGCTCGCGCGTCGGATAGGGGTCCGATTGCGTGGGATATGCGCGGTTCTCGTAAGCGGACGGTGAATCTGCATGAGGCGTTTATGGCGGCGATTCTTGACGGTAAGGTGTCGCATGGTGGTTCACGCGAGTTGGCGGCGTCGTTCCGTCGTCACGTGTTGAACGTGTTGCGTAAGGACACGCCGTATGGCGTGTCGTTTATGAAGGCTGGCCGCGAGTCGAAGAAGAAGATTGACATGTATGCGGCGGCGATGTTGGCGTTTGGCGCTTATCGGGATTATCAGACTGAGATGGCGTCGCGGCCTGTGGCGAAGGCCGGGGGGTCGTTCTTCCGGTTCTGAGGGGTGATGTGTTGTGGCGTTGATTGATGCTGGTGATTCTCTGGAAGCTCTCGTGGGGGAGGGCCTGCGGGTGTTGAATCGTGACTGGGAGGATGGGCTTGAGGTCGCTGACGCGTATTTGCGTGGCGATTTTGACGACCCGTATTCGCCTAAGGGCATGTTGCCTGAGCATAAAGCGATGATGAGGCGCGCTCGTCAGAATTGGTGCGAGATTCCGGTTAATGCTGCTACGCAGGCGTTGGTGGTTGACGGGTTCCGGTCGGGGGATCGGGGAGCAGGCGACAAGCGTTCGTCTGAGACTCCTGAGTGGGACTTGTGGCAGAGGTCGAATCTTGATGCGAAGCAGGCGCAGGTGCATCGTAGTGCGGTGGCGTATGGTCAAGCGTTCACGGTGGTTGAGCGCGGCCAGGATGGCCGCGCGTATGTGCGCGTGTTGTCGGCGTTGCGGACTGTGTGCCTGTTCGAGGATGCCCTGTCGGACGATAACGCGATTCTTGCGTTGTCGGTGATGCGTCGTCCTGGGTCGGGGCCGGATGGTCGCCCTAAGCCTGGTTTGGCGGTCGCGTGGGATCGTTACAACCGTTACGACGTTGTCCTGCCCAACGGTGGCAAGCGGCCGATTGTTGGCCCTGGGGTTGCGCATGGTGGGAACGGCCATTGTCCGGTGACGCGGTTTGTGTCGCAGATGGACGACGAGGGGCGCGTGCAGGGCGCGGTCCTGCCGTTGAAGCAGTGGCAGGACTCGTTTAACCAGATGCTGTTCAATCTGCTGCTTGAGCAGTCGCACGGTGCGCATCGCGTGCTGTGGGCAACCGGCTTGGAGCCTGCAGTCGCGGTGGATGCGGACGGCATGCCGGTGGTTGGTCCCGATGGTGGGGTTGTTCGTCAGCCGATTGCGGCGGGGCCTGGTGATTTCCTGGTCAATTCGTCGCCGGATGGCAAGTTTGGTTCTCTCCCGGTTGGCGACCAGTCCGGCTACATTGCGGCGATGGATGCGTTGATTAAGGACTTCAGTGCTATCTCGCAGACGCCTCCTAACTTCCTCCTCGGCCAGATGGCGAACTTGTCTGCTGACGCGTTGAACGCTGCTGAGAAGTCGTTCCGCCGCAAGGTCGAGTTGTACCGGACTCAGTTTGGCGAGTCGTGGGAGCGTACCCTGCGTGTGGGTATGGTGCTAGAGGGTCGCGCGGAGCGCGACCAGTGGGAGCATAACGAGGTTTTGTGGCGCGACCTTGAGTCGGCTGCTTTGTCGCAGACGGCGGATGCGTTGTCGAAGTTGCGGGAGATTGGGGTTCCGTCTCGCGGTTTGTGGGAGTTGGTGCCCGGCGTGTCGCCTGCCCAGTTGGATCGTTGGGATGAGTTGGCTGTGTTGGAGCGTTTGGGTTCTGATTTTGGTGCGGCTGTTCAGGGGTTTAGCGCGATGGGCGCACAGGATGTTCTGGATGAGCCTGTGACGGCCTCGGATGGCGAGCCCGCGTCTTTGGCTGGCGGTGACGCGTAGTGGCTGCGGACGCGCGCGTGGAGGTCTTGTTGAAGGCGTTTGAGGCGTCGCTTGGCAGGTTGAGTTTGGGGACCGTGCAGGATGTGTCCCGTTGGTGGGAGCAGGTGGATAAGGGCGGCGATGTTGCGGCCCGGTTCGGTGAGGTGCTTGTTGAGCCGTGGGATCGTGGCGCGGTGCTGGGGGTGGCGTTCTACAGGTTGTTGAGGGCGTTGCAGACGGGCCGCACGGTCCCATCCCCTATTCGCGGGCACGCGCAGGGAGACGAAGTGACGATGGGCGAGTTGGTGCGTGAGTTCAACGAGGCGACTGGACTGCCCGCTTTGACTGCGTCGTCTCTGACTGGCGTGCGAGTGCAGGTGGACAAGCAGGCGACGCCGGACCTGCAGGTGTTGCGTGATGCGGATGTGAAGGCTGCGCAGGCGTTGTTGCGTGCCCGGTTGGATGCTGGTGAGGTGTCGTCTGGCGTGGTGGCTGGTGTTGGTCAGCAGGCGGCGGCGGGCGGTGTCCGGTCGGTGGTGCGTGACATGGGTGATCGTGACCCGGCGAGGCAGGCGTGGATCAGGGTGTCCGGGACGGGCACGCCGTGCGCGTTTTGTGCGATGTTGCTGTCTCGTGGCGCGGTGTATTCGGGCAAGCATGAGGCGTTGCGGCATGACGTGACGCACGCTAATGGGACGCACGGGTATCACCCGAATTGTCATTGTTATGCGTTGCCCCTTTTTGCGGGGTCAAGCATTGAGGGTTCTCGTTTCGCGGTGAATCGGGAGATGCAGAATCTTTGGTACAACGATTTCGGCGGCAAGGGTTTGAAGGGCAAGTCCGGCTGGCGAAGTTACTACTACCGCAAGTTCAAGCGGTAGGCGTGAAGGTGGAAGCCCTGGCGGCTTCAAGTGGTTCCCGCGTTTCGTCCTGGTGGCGTGCGCGGGCTTTGTTTTCTGGGAGTGTGTGATGGCGGACGAGAAGAATGTGGCTGACGAGGCTGAGGCGACTGGGGGTGGCGCGCCGGGAGCGCGCGGCGATGATGCGCAGGTTGAGTCGGAGGAGCAGGCGCAGGTGGGCGCTGACGCGGGTGAGGGCAAGGATGGCGCTGCTCGCAAGGTTGACGACCTGCCTGAATGGGCGCAACGAGAACTGAAGGGGGCGCGCGATGAGGCGGCGCGTTACAGGACTCAGTTGCGTGAGGTTCAGGAGTCGGGGAAGGGCCTCAAGACGGTTGAGGAGTTCGAGGCCGCATTGTCGGCGGCTGATGAGAAAACCCGTCAGGTTGAGGCGGAGCTTGATCGTGTGCGCGTGCGTCAGCAGGTGCGCGATGAGTTCCCGGCTTTGCCTGCGAAGGCGTTCGAGTTCGTCAAGGACGGCACGGTTGAGGAGATGCGTGCGGCGTGCGAGGAGTTGGCGTCCCTGGTGGGCGCGACTGGCGGCGCGGCGGGTCTGCCTCGCAAGGGCGGGGGTTTGGCTCCCGCTGAGGAGACGGAGGGCGAGTTTGACGCGGTCGAGTTTGTTCGCAGTCGCGTGCCTCGCATTTGACGTTTCCTAGTTGGTTTGAGTTTGTAGAGGAGATTTGGTATGGCAGCTGTTGTTCATTCCCCGGTGAAGCCGGAAAAGCTTGCTGCGACTGCGGTCGCGTTGACGGAGCGCGAATTGGTCGTTCCTACTCTTTTTGCCAAGAAGGGCATTGAGGATTTCAAGGGCGCTAAGGACGATACCCTTAACGTGAAGGTTCCGGGTATTCTGCCCGCTCACGATTATGAGTGGCGTAATAACCGCGCGCAGGAACTTATTCTTGACCCGTACAAGGAGCGCAAGATTGCGGTCCGTTTCGGCGGTAACGCGTATTCTGCGACGTCGCTGACGGATGAGGAGTGGGAGTTTGATTTCAATGGGTGGGGCACGTCGATTCTTCCGGCTCAGGCTCACGCGGTTGCCCGCAAGCTTGAGTATGGTGCGGTGAAGGCTCTCAAGACGGGTAAGTACACGGTTGAGATTGGCGCGAAGGAAAACAATGTCCTCAAGGATATTATTGAGGCGCGTCGTGCTCTGAACCTGTTGGGCGCGTCGAAGGTGTCGAGGACTCTGGTTGTGGGTTCTGACTGGGATACGCTGTTGCAGTCGGCGGACTTTGTGAAGGCCGCGTCGGTTGGCGACAAGCTCGCTGAGACGGCGTTTGCTGACGCTGTTCTGGGTAAGGTCAAGGGCTTCAACATTGTCGTGTCGGAGGACCTGCCCGCTGACGAGGCGTATGCCCTTGCGGGCGATGCGTTTATCTTCCTGAATGCTGCGCCGCATGTTCCTGAGTCGGCGAAGGGTGCGACCAGCATTTCCGATTCGGGCATTTCGATGCGTTGGTTGCGTGATTATGACGCGATGCGTCAGCAGGAGCGTTCCACGGTTAACACGTGGTATGGCTTCCAGCAGGTCTTGGACCCGGTCGTGTACTGGGATGAGACCGCTGGTGTCGAGAAGATTTCCGACGACCAGTACTCGCTGCGTGCGGTCAAGCTCAAGTTGGGTGGCACGGACAAGTACTTTGCTGAGGGCAGTGACAAGGTTGCGGTTGGTAAGGCGCTTGGCTTGGACAAGCGTTCTAAGCACACGACTGCTGCTGCTGGTTGAAGTGCTGGTCCAGTGGTTCCGGCCTCGGGGGCGAGTGGTCCGCCGCCGCCCCCTGAGGAGTTGCAACTGGATCACCTGTGATGGTGGGGCGTTGCCCCTGTGGGTTGGCTTGCATCCCGTTAATGTGCGCGAGGTGTCAACCCTGGGGCGCGCCCCCTTTGGGCTTGAGGGGGTGTTCGTGTGAGCGAATCTGAGGAAGTTACCCCGCCCGTGTCGGAAGCGGAAGCGGTTCGACGTAGGGAGATGTTGATTAGCGTGGCCGAGTTGGAGGCTCGTCTCAAGTATGCGTTGTCGCCTGATGAGAAGGATACGGCGGCGGCGGTGATTTGGGATGCGTCGAACTTGGCGAGGTTGCACGGTAGGCCGTCGTGGATGGCGGACGCTGTTCCCCCGGTTGTTAAGACAATTGTCCGTAACGCGTGTGTCCGTTACATGGACCTGTCGGAGTCCGTTGTTCAGTCTCGCGCTGGTGATGAGACTGAGGCGTACACGGACTTGGCGTTGCGTACGGGCACGGTGTTCTATACGCCGGATGAGGTGCGGACGTTGCGTCAGGCGGCGGGGTTGGATTCAACCCTGTCGGTTGTCCGCACGTTTGTTCACTCTCCCGCCGCGCCGACGTCGAGGGATTTTGATCGAGGTTGGCGCAGGTGTGACTGGTGGTTGCCGGGTGCCCGCTTCAAGTGGAGCGAAGGGGACCTATAGTGGCAGTCGGTAGACACAGGCGGATAACGGGCGTTGTGTATGGGCGTAAACGTGCGAGGGACGCGCGGGGGAACCTGGTGACTGTCCCGGACTTGGAGCGCCCGTACAAGTGCTACATGTCGATGAAGCAGATCAGGGCGAATCGTGGAGCGGCGAAGGGCCAGTTGACGAACGAGGTTGCGTTGATTCTGGTGGAGCCTCGCACGGTTGACGGGGAGCTGCTGACCGACGTCGGCGCGTGGACGCTGATCGAGTTCGACGGTAAGCAGTGGGATGCGGCGGCTCCTCCCGCGTTGAAGCGGGGGACGAGGCGTACGACTCATTGGGAGTTTGAGTGTAGGCCACGTCCGCCGTCGAATCTGGCTGGGATTGGTGGTGGTGCTGGTGGCGACCATGCTGGTGACTGAGCAGCGGTTGAATAAGATCGTGTCTCATATGCCGCAGGTGCGGCGTGAGATTCGGGGGCAGACGAACAAGCGGGCGGCGGTGGCTAAGGCTAAGCTCGCCGCCCACCGTTACCAGGGGCACGCGAAGATCATTAGCTACGTGGCGTGGGTTGACGGCTACATCGTCCTGTCCGACGAGGACGGGTATGGTGCGGCGGCGGCTATCGAGTACGGGCGCAGCGGCGAGACGCGATACAAGCCGATTCTTGACGACTCGGGGAAGATCGTCGGCCAGAGGGTCATTCACATTGGCCCCACTAAGGGCGTGGGGGCGTTGGCGGCGGCTGCTGCTGGTGGCCGTGTTTGACGCGTCGAAGTTGAAGCCCGGACGTCATGTGACGGTTGAGACGTTCCTGCCCGGCTGGTTGGAAGCGGACCTGCCTGACGGGGTGGCCTGCAGGTCTCGTATCGAGGAGGGCAACTCGGTCCCGTACGTGATGGTTGTGGAGGTGCAACCTACGACGGGAGGCCAGTTCATCCGGTCTGATGACGCGGTTGACGTGTTGGAGTTCGAGGTTCACACGTTCACGTCCGGGCTTGACGCCGAGGACGTGGCGTGGCGGATTAGCTGGTCGATTATCGAGTTGTTGCGCAAGTATGCGGCGCGAGGCAGGCGGGTTCCTGGTCGAGAGTCTTTCGTGAAGGCTTTCGAGTTGATGGAGCGGCCTCGGCGTCGTGAGGACTGGGCGGATTCTACTGGCCCGGTTCAGTATCAGGATTTGCCGGTGGGCGTGGAGCGTTTCGTGTTCCAGGCCCGACTGGTGGTGTTGCACCGTTGATGGTGCAGGAATGGTGAGGTTGTTATGGCGATGGATGACAATAAGACGTTGATTGTGGCGACTGCGCAGATTTACACTGCGCCGGTTGACACGAAGGCCCCGACTATCGCGGCGTACAAGACGAACAAGACGACCGCGTTGACGGGCTGGACGAATATCGGCCACACGTCAGCCGAAAACCCTTTTAAGGCGTCTCGTAGTGGCGGCGATGTGACTACGAAGGGTTCGTTGCAGAAGAAGAAGCTGCGCACGTCGATTGGTGACGTGTCGTATTCGGTTGAGATTGCGCTTGAGCAGTTCGATGCCGCGTCGATCAAGCGCTACCTTGGCGCTAACGCTGCGACGGTCGATGGCATCACGTACGCGAAGTCTAAGCCGACTGCTGAGCATTGCGCTCTGCTGATCGTCGTGGAGGACGAGGGCAACGTGTGCTTTATCCACGCGGGCAAGGCGGACCTGGTCGCTAACGGCGACTTTGACGTGAACAGCGTGGAGGAGTTGGCGTCCTTGCCGATTAAGTTCGAGATTCTTGAGGACAAGAACGGTAACACGCTCGGCATTGGCGAGGTCATGTCGCTGGCTGGCTGATCGAGGCTTGAGGGGGCGACCCGTGTAGGGCGGGTGCCAGGGTGGCTACGCGGGCCGTCCCCTTTGTTTTTCCTGGCATACCACTGTGGCACTTTTGGAGGTTTGTAATGACTGCAATTGATTTCGAGAATCTTGACCTTGATGCTCTGCGCGCTGAGGCGAACAACAAGTACAAGAACCTTGTGGTTCGCGGCGTGGTATTCCGTGGCCTGATGCGAGTGAGCAAGGATGAGCGCGAGCGCTGCAATGAGATGATGGCCGCTCGTAAGCTGGGCAATGAGCAGACGGATGTGACGGAGTTCTACCGTGACATGCTCATGCTTGTCGCGGAGGACAAGGCTGAGGCGGAAAAGCTGCTTGATGAGATTGGCGAGGATGCGGCTGTGCTGGACACGCTGGTGGCGCTCTACTTTGAGCGCACGCAGGTGGGGGAAGCCTAGCCGTCGCGGGCTTGCTGGATAAGGCGGGGACGGGGTTGTACGCGGATTTTCGACTCTACTATGGGATTGACCTGGTGGAGGCGGTAGAGAGTGGTACCCCGTCCCCGCGTTTTTTGCTTGCTCTGGTGCGAGGGTTGCCGGATGGTTGTTGGACGCAGGCGTTGTTGGCGGAGATGCCTGAGTTGCGTGGGTGGACGCGGGAGATGTCGTTGATGGCGGACGTGTTTGACAACATTTCGGTGAATACGGTGGCGACTGGTTTCGGGAAGTCGCGGCGTCCGTATTTGTGGCCGGGCCGTCCTGGGGTGAAGCAAACGTTTGCGGCGGAGAAAGTCTCTGTGAAGGGTGTGAGGCAGATGTTCGTGGACCTCGTTTCTGGGTGACCGGGTGGTCTGCCTCGCCCCCTCGCGGGTTTGTTGTTGAGGGGGGTTTATGGGCGCTGAAGCAGGTAATGTTGTTGCGCGTCTTGCCGTGAAGGTGACGCCGGATACGAAGGATTTCTGGGGTGACTTGTCGCGGCGTTTAGACGCGATTGAGAAGCGTTTGCAGCCGCTTGAGGTTGGCGTCGAGTTGGACGAGAACGCGTTGCGTGAGCGCGTGCGGGTGATGTCTGAGCGGGCGCAGGCGGCAGTGAGGGACGTCCAGATAGGCGTCCATTTTGATGAGCGAGAGTTCGCGAAGATCGGCACGATGGCTGATCGTTTGGATGACGCTGCGGAGCGGCACGCGGGCACACTGTCGAAGGTCTACGACGGTGACATGGACACGATTCGTCGCCATTGGTCGGCGTCGCTAGAGGCGATGAAGCGGGACGCGGCTAAGCGGCTGAAGTTTAAGGGTCCCCATCCTGATGAGGATTCGTATTGGCGTGGGCATACGGAGTCGGCGTTCCGCATGTGGTACGGACGTCGCGGCGAGGAGATGCGCAGGGCGTTCCGCGCGTTGGGTCCGGTCGAGTTTGAGTTGCGGCCTGACGACCAGTGGCAGGAGCGCGTGCGTGGTGTGCTGGACGGGTTTTTCTCGAAGGCGTACGTCGGCAAGGTCAAGTGGCGTGTTGACGAGGACTTGAATGACGTGGGCGCGTTGCGCAGGTTGCGGTCTCGCATGGAGCGCGAGTTCGCTCACGGCTGGAAGTACGTGGTCGATCCTGATGTTGACGTGAAGTCGGGCCGCGTTGACGCGGCGTTGAACAAGCTGCGTCATGAGTTGCGCGAGCGGGCGTTTGGTAAGCATGAGGCTTTCCATTTGGAGATTAAGCCGAACATGAGTGACCATGAGCTGCGCGAGGTGGGCCGGAAGCTGAAGCACTTCAAGCGCAAGTGGGACGACACTGAGTTGGAGTTCAAGCTGAGTCTGGATCATTCGTCCCGCTATGTTGCGGCGGCGCGGTTGGCGATGTTGGCTCGTGACAGGTGGGTGAAGCTGCGCCCGGTGATCGACCACAAGGCGATGGTGATCGCTAGGGAGACGCTGGCCGCGATGTCGGGTTGGCGTTTGGCGTCGGACTTGACGCATAACGTCTGGGACCTGGTAAAGAATCTGGACAAGATGGTGCCGCTGATCGGCACGGTTGGGGCCGGGTTCGCGGTGGCTGGTTCTGGCGTGACCCAGTTGCTGAAGCATACGTTCACGCTTGGCGGCGCGGTCGCTAACGTGTTGCAGGCGGCGGCGTTGTTGGGGCCGACTCTGGCGATTTCTGCCGGGTTTATCGGGTACACGGCGGTGCAGGCTGCGAAGGTTGCGTCTGAGATTGTGCCGGGGCTGGAAGATGCGTTCCACAAGATGAATGACGCGGCTCAGCATGGGTTCTGGGATGCGGTGTCGGACGATCAGATCGCGAAGATCACGGACTCGTTCTTCCCTGAGATGGCGTCCGGTTTCGACCGACTGTCGAAGGCTATGGGCGGTCATTTCGGTAAGCTGGTGGACTCGTTTGACCGCGTGCTCAAGCCTCATATTGCGGAGATGTTCGATCATTCGGCGGCTGGTATCGACAAGCTGGGTGAGCACACGGATTCTCTGATGACGATCCTTGGCGTGCTCGGCAAGCACGGGTCCAAGACGTTGGAGCGGTTCTTGGGGTGGCTTGGTGAGGCTACGGACAAGTATGCGGACTGGCTGGTTAAGGCGGAGAAGTCGGGCCGGTTGCAGGAGATTATCGACCGTGGCATTGGCACGTTGAAGGATTTCGGTCGCGCTGTCGGTAGCGCTGCGGGGATTCTTCACGGGTTCTTTAAGGCTGCGGAGGAGCAGGGCGGCGCGTCGATGAAGCGTTTCGCTGACGGGCTTGAGGCTGTGAACAAGGTTGTGAATAGTAGCAAGTTCCAGACTGGCTTGAAGCGCGTGTTCTGGGGCATGGACCGGGCGTGGAGCACGTTTAAGGACGAGACGCGGGGCGTGTGGGGCGAGTTCGCCTCCTCGTGGTCGCATCTGGCCGCTCAGTCGGGCGAGGCGATGGGCCGCGCGGGCGGGAAGTTCACGAAGGCCCTACTGACGTCGTTCAGTGGCAAGGAGTTCAATAAGGGGTTTCATAACCTGTTCGACGGGTTGGCGGATGGCTTGTCGCGTATTGCGGGCGTGTGGCCGAAGGTGTCGCGCGGCTTGGGGTCGCTGATGTCGTTTATGGGGTCGCTTGGTCGCGGCTTGTCTCCCGTTGTGGGCGCGGCGATGGAGGCGTTGGCCCACGCTGCAGAGCGTTTGGGTCCCGCACTGTCGAGGGCTGTGGAGCATGGAGGCCCCGCGCTGGGTCGCGCTATCGAGACGTGGGGGAAGGTGGCGACGCCGGTCGCTGAGGCGTTGTCCAAGCTGCTGGACGCCCTAGTTCGTATCCCTGGCGCTGTCGAGGCGGTGGCGACTGGGTTCCTCGCTTTCCGCGGCTTGTCGTCTGCAGCGTCCCTGGTGAAGGCCCTGTCTGGTGCCCTATCCGGGTTGAAGGCTGATTCGTTGGCGGCGAAGGAAGCGTTGTTGAAGTTTGCGGCTGCTCGCGTTGGCGCGTCTGCGCTTGAGGGTGGTGCTGCTGCTGGCGAGGCGGCGGCTGTGGCGGCTGGCGCTGGCGTGGCCGGTAAGGTTGGCAAGTTTGGTGGCGTGGCGTCGAAGGTGCAGGGCGCGATGGGTAAGCTGGCTCAGGGTGCGGCTGGCGTGGTGTCGTTCCTTACTGGCCCGTGGGGGTTGGCGATTGCTGGCGCTGGCTTGGCGCTGGGTGGCCTGATTTCGTGGTCTAACCAGGCGACGGACGCGTTGGGCAATGATCTTGCTAACGCGTTCACGAAGGTTGCGGACGGCGCAACTGGCGCGTCGGCTAAGGTGTCGTCGCTGATGGGTGACGTGGCTAAGACGGCTAACAGTACGCCGCTGGCGGGCATGCAGACTAGGGGCCTTAACGGCGCACTGTCGTATTACCGGAACCTCCCCCGCTGGTTGAACTGGGCTAACTCGGGCACGGGCGGCGCTCTGGACTTCCTCAGCTTTGACGGCAAGCAGATGTCGAGTGCTGCTCAGAATATCGGTGACGCGTTTGAGCGTATTGGTGAGGTTGCTCGTTCGGGTAATGTTGCTGGCGCTGCTGAGGCGTTGCGTCAGATGCGCGCCGAGTTGATTAAGGGCGGCGCGTCTAATCAGGCGTGGGATAAGACGCTGGATTCGGCGTTGGATTCTGTGACCGGGTTGCGTGCTGGCCTTGAGGAGTATGCGAAGTCGATGGGCTATGCGACGGATAAGCAGTCGTTGCATAACTTGTTGGCGGGGCAGACTGACTTGTTGTGGCAGAAGATGCAGACGACGCAGGCTCGCTTGGCGTGGAATACGGCGGCTTTCGGTAAGGCGATGGATCAGAACTTTTCGCAGTGGGGGTTTGGTGCTAAGAAGGCCGAGGGGTTGCATGCGGCGATTGAGCGCGTGGGCCAGTCGATGATCGACGTGGGGGCGGCGGCCAGGGATGCTAATGGTGAGGCGGTGCAGTCGGTGGAGACTGTGTTGTCGAACTTGCAGGCTCAGGTGGATGCGCAGGCTCAGGTTGCTCAGAACATGCTGGACCTTGCGTCGGCTGGTTTCAGCACGCAGGTGTTGGAGCAGTTGGCTCAGTTGCCGCAGGGTGCCCAGTATTTGCAGCAGTTGAAGGACGCGTTGGCGGATACGTCGGATGCGGGTAAGGCGCATTTGCAGGAGTTGTTGGATCAGGTTAACGGGCTTGGTCCGGCGTTGCAGGGTGCGGCGTGGAACGCTACCCCCGCGTTGCAGGAGTTCCATAATGCGGTGACCGGGTCGTTTGACACGATGAAGCAGAACGTTGTTGCGGCGTTGGATCAGTTGGGTGTTGATGCTGGGACGAAGGCGGCGGCGGCTGGTGCTACGACGTCGGAGGAGTTGCTTAAGGCTCTGTCTGGTGCGGGCGTGCAGATCAGTGAGACGGCTGATGGTTGGGCGTTGACGTTGAATGGTAAGACGACGCAGTTCAGTGCGGCGGGCGCGGCGAACGGTAACGCGTATGTGGGTGCTGTCGGGGCGACTGCGCCGAGTGCTTACATTGTGGGTAACATGGTTGGCAGTCAGGCCCATTCTGGCTTGTCTGCCCCGAATTACGCGCAGCCTGGTTCTGCGGGCGGTTCGAGTTTCGCGTCGGCTTTGGGGTCGATGGCTGGGGCGGCGTATTCGGCTGCGTCGCGCTTGGTGTCGCAGGCTGTGGCTGGCGTGAGTACGGCTGCGAGCCAGTTGTGGAACATGGGTGTGAACGCGGGCGCATCGTTTGCTAGTGGCCTCATGAATAGGGTGCAGGGCGCGATTTCGGCGGCGCAGTCGATGGCGGATTCTGTGGTGTCTGGCGTGAAGGTTGCGCTTAAGATCAATAGTCCGTCGAAGGTGTTCCGCGCTATCGGCTATAGCGTGCCGGAGGGTTTCGCTCAGGGTATTGAGCGGGCGTCCGGTTGGGCTACCGACGCGGCTGTGAGCATGGCGTCGGATACGGTTGGTGCGGCTCGCGGCGTGCTGGAGATTAACAGCCCGTCGAAGGTGTTCCGTCGTTTCGGCGAGTTCATTCCGCAGGGTTTGGCTGGCGGTATTCGTAGTGAGGCGGATGCTGCTGTGCGTGAGGCTGAGGCGATGGCTGGTCGCGTGGTTGAGGCCGGTTCTGGCGTGCGGATGCGCGTGTTTGACGGCGGCAGGTTTGACGTGTCGGAGGATTCGCGTGTGACGGTTCGTGTTGATCCTGAGTCGTTGCGTGGCGCGAAGTTCGGGTTGCGCTTGTCGGACGAGACGGAGCTTGAGACGTTCATCAGTGACGTGGCTGATGGTCGTGTTGTCGAGTACGCGCGTATGGGCGCGTAACGGCCCCTCGCGGGGCGGGCGGCTCTCCCCTACTGGCATGGTCTGGTGGGGGCGTGGCCGCCCGCCTGGGGGCCTTTTTGGAGGTGTTGTTATGGCATTAGGACCGCCCGTTTTTCGAGGGTTTATTCATAGTGTGACGGGGTTGCCGACGTTCGTTGTTGATTCGCCTGGCGTGTTGAAGGCGGACGGGAAGTTCGTGTGCGAGATTAAGCAGCGGTGGCAGGACCCGTGGTTTAGTCCGTGGGTGTTCTCGTATGTGATGGCCCCGGTGGGTGAGGCGATTCAGTACACGTTGACGACGCCGGATGGGCTTGTGCGCGGCCCGGTGTGGTTGACGCGGAGGGCGAATGGTGTTGCGGACGGCGGCGCGGTGGTCGCGCCTCAGTCTGGGCGGGGCGTGTTTGTGGACTTGTATGAGGATACGGGTGACCCGCTGCGCTGGGAGAACCAGGTGTCCGAGTACGAGAACGGCGTTGTCCGGTTCAAGCGAGGCAAGCTGACGGGGTCCTCTCGGTTTGTGGTGGATACGCCTGAGAGGGTTCGTCAGGTGCGGGATGTGTTGGAGGCCCCAGGGTTGACGTTGATTTCGCTTGGGCAGCCCGCGAAGGGCGTGGATGGCGTCAGGTGTGTTCTGGTGAAGTCGGCCCGTTACGACAGGCTGTCTCCCGAGGGTGACCGGCAGATCGACGTCGAGTGGACGGCGCAGCCTTTTACTGGCCCGAGGGGCGAGTGGGGTTTGGATGGTGCGGTGGTTCCGTCTGCGACGTGGGGTGACGCTATCTCGCAGGGCCGCAAGTGGGGGAACTGGACGGTGGTGGACGTGTTGAAGCAGATGGGGGACGCTAAGTGAGGTCTCCCGAGGAGTTGAGTGTTGACGTGTTGACGTTGCCGTGCCGAGTGTGGGCGACGGTGAAGGTGACGCGTGGCGGCGTCGTGTTGGCGGATGATGTGCCGGTGGAGGCGGGCCAGTTGGAGGTGTCGTCTGGGCAGACGACGCAGGAGCGCTTGTCGTTGACGTTGTCCCCAGATTGGACGCCCGTGAATGAGTGGAGTCCGTTTGCGCCGTACGGCCAGGTGGCGCGTCTGATGGTGCATGTGGAGCCGCAGGGGGCGTCCCCGTTCGTTGTGGATCGCGGGTCGTTCTTACTGAGTGAGGTGACGTGGGATGCTGGCACGACGGGGCCGGTGAAGGTCACGGCGTACTCTCTGCTGCAGCGTCTTGTGGATGATGACTTCCCGTTCCCGACGTCCCCTGACGCTAAGGCGACGCTGAAGCGCGAGGTGGAGCGCTTGTGCTACCCGCATCTTGTTCCCGTGTTGGAGTGTGATGATCCAGTTCTTCCGGGCGGCTTGTCCTGGGGGAACAAACGCGTCGAGGCGCTAGGGAAGCTCGCAGAAATGTACGGCCTGCGATTCTACGTGGGGCCGGACGACGCGTTGCATGTGGTTGATTCAACTCGGCGCGGCACGGTTGCCTCCTATTCGGGCGAGGACTTGCTGCTGTCGGAAGCCAGGAAGGCGTCGCACGCGGTGCCGAACAGGTGGACGGCGGTGTCCAATTCGACGGAGGGCGGTAAGTCTCACTCGGGCGGCTTGTCGCATACGGTGGAGGTGAACGCGGGGCCTCGCGCGGTCGCCCTGTATGGGGTTGTGCATAAGGTGTTGCAGGTTCAGGCGGGGTCGCAGGATGAGATTGTTGCGGCTGCTGACCGGGCGATGCGTGAGGCGACGTCTGGTGGGGACGTGCGGTCGTTCAAGATCGTGCAGGATTACCGGCTGGACCTTGGTGACCTGATCGAGGTGCGGACCCCTGACGATGAGGTGGTTGCCGGTGTGGTGACTGGCCTGGTGATGGACTTTTCGGGCGGCGCGCAGACGATGCGCGTTGACGTGCGAGAGAAGGTGGTGTGATGGCTGGCAAAGCGTCTTTCTGGTTGGATGCTCCTAAGGCTGCGGATGCGGTGGTGTCGGGCGTGCCTGGCAAGGTTGTTGGCGCGGGCGAGAATGGGACGATACGCGTTGAGGTTGGTGAGCCTGGGAATGTGGTGAATGTGCCGTCTGGTGGCGGCGTGTTCAAGCCGGGGTCGGATGTGCGCGTACAGGTGGACGCGTCGGGCGCGCCGTCTGGCTTGCTGGACGCCGGTTCGTCGGTTATGCAGGATGGGTTGGTGTATGCGGGCGCTGAGGGGCAGGAGGTGCGCAAGGCTGGTGCGGCTGCGAAGGCTGCGTGGGAGAAGGCTGACGCGGCTTACCGTGAACTTAGTGAGGCTCGTGAGCGGACGGCGCAGGATTTGCAGTCGTTGCGGTCAACGTTGCAGGGCGCGCAGGGTGATGTGCAGCGGGCGCGTCTCATGTTTTCATCGTCGGAGAAGGACCCGAAGTCGTACTTCCGTGACCTGGGGGCGACGCCCCCGTTGGGCGCTGTGTATGAGCAGCGAGGGGTGGACGGGTTTGTCGAGTATAGGTTCCGGTGGGATGGCCGGAATTGGGTGCAGTTCGCTTTGACGACGTCGAGTATTCATGTGGAGTCGGATTTGTGGACTCGCATGTTGCAGGTTGCTGGGGATGCGACGATCACGGGGAACTTGTTGGCTGGCGGGGCGGTGACGGCGGACAAGCTGGTGGCGTCGAAGGAATTGTCTGCGAAGGTTGCGAAGTTTGAGGAGTCCGTGGTGTCGAAGCTGCGGGCTGAGAAGGCTGTGATTTCGGGTGACCTGATCGCGGACACTCTGACGGGTAAGACTATTGAGAGTGGTCGCCTTATTGTGAAAACGGAGGGCGCGAGTCGTAAGCATCTCTTGCAGATTACGCCTACCCAGGATACGGGACAGCCGGCTATTGCGTTTAATTCATTGGAGAATGGGGCGTATAGGCTCAGGGCCGTGATGGGCATTGAGGGCATGCACGTGTATTCGGGGGTGCCTGGTGAGCGCCCGTTGTTTATGTCGTGGCTGGATATGGGGGCCGCCCCCTATTACAGGTATTCTTCCGGGCAAACGTATTTGTCTATTCAGAAGGGTTCGACGTTGCGCGTCTCGTTGCGTGGGGACGCATCCTCGCGTGGCAGGGGTATTCGTCTTGTGAATAATACGTATTTGATTGCGCCTCGCGCGGGCCGTTACAAGTTGACGGGTTGGGCCGCTATCCACACGAACACGTGGGATACGGTGGTGAAGGTGCAGTTGTTGCGTGGTGATGCGACTGAGGCGAAGTGGGGCGACCTGTATGCTAATGCGATTTCGCCTTATGGGGAGTTGGCGACGCCGATGTTTACTGGCCTTGTTGATGCGCAGGCTGGCGAGAAGTTCTCGTTGGGTATTTTGTCGAATGGCAACGGGTCCATTGTGCGCGATTACCGTTTTGAGATGGAGTTTGTGTGCCCCCTGTGATGGGGCTGTTTGTGGAGGTTGAGCATGACTGAGAATAGTTTGAAGGGCGTTAAGTTGCCTGAGTACAATGAGCCTTTGTTGGCGGGTTTGGCGAAGGCGTTTAATAGTGCTGGCGTGATTCAGGTGGCGACGTCGGCTGCTAACGCTAAGGGCGCTATTGATGCGATGGCTAAGCATGGTGTTGCGCCTACTGTTTCTAATCCGGCGTATCTGGATATTCTGGGCCAGTTGTATAAAGCGGACGGCTCGAAGGCTGGGGACGGCTCGTGGTTGTTGCGAGCGCTGAATGAGGTTGAGTTGGATTCGCAGACGTATAACGCGTCTGGCGCGTCGTACGATGTTGGGTCGGGTCAGTATTACAAGTACTATTCGGCTAATCTTCCGGTGCGCCCGTATCGTCGCATGGTGTTGTCGTTTGTGACTGGCTGGGCGAACACGACGGGCGATGTTGATTTGTACTTGTGGGTGAAGTCGTCGGGGACTGTTCGGTCGGCTTTTAATGCGGGCGCGACGGATCAGCAGTCTAATGCGTTGTTCAATTTCGGGATCATTGACGCTAATACGGCCCCGCAGGTTGAGTGGGGTATTTATGGTCGCGGCCCTAAGGGTGGTTCTGCGATTTTCACTAAGGATGGTTCGTATAACCGTTTCATGACGGTTGCGTTCCCGATTAGCATGTGAGTGGGGTGAGTGCGTGTGGCTATTGTCGAGGAGTCTACGCTGCAGGGCTTGTCGGATGGCGAGCTGATGGCTTTGTATCAGGTTGTGATGGTTGAGTTTGCTCGCCGGGACGCGTTGAAGGCGTCGCGTGAGGCGGCGGCGAAGGCGGCGCAGGATTTCGCTGAGGCGGTGAAGGATGAGCCTGCGAAGGATGTGTCGAAGTTGGATTTGTCTGCGACGATTGGTCCTGGTGAGCGTGCGTTGATTGATGGCGTGACGTGGAAGAATGTGTCGGCGCAGTGGTTGTCGCCGTTTGCGCAGGGGCCGAAGGATTTTTGGCGCGGCTGGATGAAGTGCGGGTCTGACGGCAAGGTGATTGTTGGCGAGCATAAGCCGTGGGCTGCTGGCATGCATATTGGTGAGGGTGACCAGTGTCAGCATGTGGGGCGTGTGTGGCGTTGTTTGCAGGAGCATGATTCGTCTGGGGAGCTTGCGCCGGATCAGGCTACGGCGTTGTGGCAGGTTATTGACTGACTTTTTGGGGGGTTGTTGTGGATTACGTTAATTTGAGTGCGGATTACGATATTTGGTCGTCTAATTTCACGCAGGGCCGTGGTGGTTATGCGTTGAAGTATGTGGTGTTGCATCATAATGCGGGCGTGCGTATGAGTCACCAGGGCGTGTTTGGCGCGTTTGTTTCTAATGGGACGTCGGCGCATTACAATGTGGATGCGGATGGTTCTGTGTGTCAGTATGTGCATGATTCGGATACGGCTTATCATGCGGGTAATTGGGCTGCTAATTGCCAGGCTATTGGTATTGAGCATGCGAACATTGGTGGCCCGTCTACGGGTTGGGCTATTTCTGATGAGACGGTTGAGTCTGGCGCGCATTTGACGGCGGCTATTTGTGCGGCTTACGGTCTGGGTCGTCCGGCGTGGCGCGTGAACGTGTTCCCGCATAGTGACTTTTTCAGCACGGCTTGTCCCGCAGCGTTGCGTGATGAGCTGGCCGACGCGTACATGTCTCGCGCGCAGTATTGGTACGACCATTTGGGTGAGGCGGAAGGCCCTGGCTGGGTGAAAGAAGGCAACGGCTGGTGGTACCGCAAGGATGACGGCTCGTGGGAGACGGGCTGGTTCCAGGTCAACGGCCAGTGGTTCCTCGCGGATGAGAAGGGCTGGCTCAAGTCCGGCTGGGTGATCGAGGACGGCACCTGGTATTACTTGCACCCCACGCATGACACGCGTTTTGGCGTGATGGAGACCGGCTGGGTCAAGGACGGTGAGAACTGGTTCTACCTTGGCGAGGACGGCAAGATGCGTACCGGCTGGACCGAGGTGAAGGGCAAGTGGTACTTCCTTGAGTCTAACGGCGCGATGCGTAAGGGGTGGCTGTCTGAGGGCGGTCACCATTACTTTATGGACGACCAGGGTGTGATGGTGACGGGCGTTGCTCGCACTCGCCTTGATGGCGGGTGTAGCGCGTTTGATAGTAAGGGGCGTCTGATTGAGGGGCGTCTGGTGTTTGAGCAGGATTCGCAGGGGGTTCTGCGTGTGGTTGAGGAGGCTGCATGATTGATGGCAAGGGTTTGACGTCGCAGACTGTTTTCCCGTGGCGCGCGGTGGCGCGTACGGTGTTTCAGGTTGCGGTTGCGTTGGCGGCGCTACTGCCGTTGGTGTTTGCGCAGGCTGGCGTGTCGGCGGCTGAGGCGTCCGGTTGGGCGGCTGTGGTACTGACTGTGTGTGCGACGGTGACCAGGGTGATGGCGATGCCCGAGGTTGAGGCGTTTCTGCGCGTGTGGTTGCCGTGGTTGGCGGCGCACGGCCCGGAGGTTGACGCTAAGGGGGACTGATGGTTATCGAGTTGTTGGCGCAGCCTGCGTTGTGGGCGGCGTTGGGTGGTCTTGGCGGTGTTCTGGTCACGTTGGTGACTAAGCGCGCGGACCATAACCTTGATGCCTTGAAAGTCCTCGTGGATCGTTTGGAGCATGAGGTTGATGGTCTGTCGCAGCGTGTCGCGTCGCTTGAGGTGGAGCGTGACACGTTGGGTCGCCGGTTGCGTGCGACGTTGGATTGGGCGCACAAAGTGTGGCGTTGGGGCCACGCGTTGGTGGAGTTGTTGCCGGATGGGGTGGATGCTCCTCCTGTGCCTGAGGTTCCGCACGCGTTGGAGGATGAGTTCTAGGTTTGTTCTCCCGTTGGGGGGCGTGGCCGGGGGTTTCTCGGTTGCGCCCCCTGTTGTGTGGGGGTTGTTGTTTTTGGAGTGTGATGTGTTGTGGCGGCAAGGTTGAGCGAGCTACACGGGGCCGCAGGGGGGCCTGTGGGGCTTGTGGAGCGGCGTTTGTGCAAGGTGGGGGCGTTTATTCGTTCTCTGGATTCTGAGGACGCTGAGTGGCTTTCTGGGGCGTTGGATGACCCCTCGGAGTCGTCGGCTGGTTTGCGTCGGACGTTGCGTGCGGCTGGTTTTGAGGTAGCTCGGTCAAGTTTGTCGGCACACCGTAGGGGGGAGTGTTGTTGTTATGGGGTCGCTTAAGAATGTGCATGAGCGCGTGAATGCGCCGGTTGCAGCTGAAGGTGCGAGGGTTGATGCGGGTAATGGCGCTCGCATTTTGACGTTGGATATTGAGTGCAGTCCGACGGTTGCTCACGTGTGGGGACTGTGGGATCAGAACGTTGGGCTGAACCAGATCGTTGAAGATGGTCGGATGATTTGTTTCGCGGCTAAGTGGTACGGCGAGTCGCAGACGATGTTCTGGTCCGACGAGAAGGACGGGCACGAGGCGATGGTTGAGGCGGCGTGGAGGCTGCTGGATGAGTGCGACGTTCTGGTGTCGTTCAATGGGATCAAGTACGACGTCAAGCATTTGAACCGTGAGTTTGTGTTGGCTGGGTTGGGTAAGCCTCGCCCATACAGGAATGTTGACTTGTTGCCGGTGGTGCGCCGCGAGTTCAAGTTCCCGTCAAACAAGCTGGACTACGTGGCGTCTCGCCTCGGGCTGGGCCATAAGGTTGCTCACGAGGGGCATGCGTTGTGGGTTGCGTGTATGGAGGGTGACCGGGATGCGTGGATGCGGATGGAGACATACAACCGTGGCGACGTGGAGTTGACTGAGGCGTTGTTCGACAGATTGCGTCCGTGGTTGTCGTCGGCTGTCCACCTGGGCGTGTGGACTCACGGCGAGGGCTTGTCGTGTCCGACGTGTGGCGGCACTGAGTACGAGGCGTGCGGTGAGGCGGTGACTGCGGTGAGCGTGTTTGAGTGTTTCCGGTGCGTGTCGTGTGGCGGCGTGTTCCGTGGTGGGCGCGCTGTGCGGCGTGCTGGGTCTCGCCGTGTGGCTTAACGCACGGTAGGTTGGCGGGGGTGCGGCCTGTTTGGGTTGCGCTCCCGCCGTTTTCTTTATGTTGTGCCTATCGTGTGACAGAGGTCATGTGGGGGTGGGGTGTTGCGTCGGGGTTGCAGTGTGGTAATGTTTGGCATGCGACAGTTGTTACCAACAATTTTCAGGGAGTGATGCAAGATGTCGCGGGCGACCAAGATCGTGGACGAAGATGAGGCTCGTCGCCTACTGCTTGATGAGGGATGGACCTACCCTCAGATGGTGGACCTGTACCGAGAGAAGTATGGGATCGAGACCTCCATTACCATGTGGAGCCGATTCGTTAAACGCTCTGGGGGCCGTCGTGTGGGTGAGCGTTTCCCGCTTGCTACGCCGTGGGTGATGCGCGCTAATGAGCCTCGCAACTCGCACTATCGCAAGGGGCTGCGGGCTTTGGCGGCTATTGAGCAGGGGAAGTCAGTGTCTGATGAGGGGCGTCAGATTGCGGCGCGTCTGCGTCGCGCGCTCGGCTCGGACTTGGTTGTTGATTATGATGGGGATGCGGATGCGATGGTGCTTGTTCCGCGTCGTGAGGGTGTGGATAAGTGGTGGATTCGTGACCCGTTCCTTGATGATGAGGGTAATCCTGTGGCGGATTTTTCTCGCGTGAGTGCGGCGGCTGTGGGCGCGTATTTCGGCTTGTAGGTGTTGGTTTGAGCTTCCGTTGTGGGGGTCGTGGCGTAGGTCACGGCCCCCCGTTTTTGCGTGTTCGACTTGCACTGTGTGTCGGGCTTGCGTTATGCTTGCGTTTGTTCGACCGATCCGAGTCGGACACTTTCAACACACTTTCTGCTAGAAGGGAGAAGGCTCGCATGGACGAGAAGCGGACCATACGGCGACTGTCGTATTCCAGCGCGGCACAGTACAGTGATTGTGCTGAGCGTTGGCGATTGTCGCGCGTGTACGGTCTGGATAAGGCGACGTACTGGGTGACTCTGATGGGTACGGCGGTGCATGAGGTGACTGAGGCGCGTGACCTTGATGAGGTTGGCCTCGCTACGGATAAGCATGCGCCGTTGCTGGATGAGGATGTGGCGAAGGCGTTCACGTTTGCGTTCGACCGGGAGAAGGCCCGCCGACTGGAAGCGGGCACGACGATCAACGCGTCCGGTCGTGTTCTCAAGACTGGTCTTGGTAAGGGCGGTGGCCCGAACAAGAAGGACGAGGAGTGGGCGCGCCATTACGGGCCGATCATGGTTCAGAATTGGCTGGACTGGCGCAAGGCGAACAACTACAAGATCGCCTTGTTCGACGCGGCGGACGGGAAGATGGTCCCCGGCATTGAGCTGAAGGTGTCGCATCCTCTCGGCGGCTACCCGTACGTTGGCTACATTGACCGGATTCTCGTTGACGGGAATGGTGAGCTGCTTGTGGTGGACCTCAAGACGGGGAACCCTCCCCAGTCTACGACCCAGTTGAAGGCGTATGCGGCGCAGTTGCGTGCTGCTGGTGTGCCGGTTGTGAAGGCCGCGTACTGGATGGGTATGGATGGCGACGTCCTGGACTGGGTGCCGATGACTACTCGCAATGATGCTTACGTGGAGACGTGGCTGAATAATGTGGGTCGTGGTCTTGAGGCGGGGATTTTCCCTGCGTCGCCGGGCATGATGTGTAAGGCGTGTCCTGTCCGTGAGTACTGTGCGGCTACTGGTGGTGAACGTAGCGGTGAGATTCCGCCGATTACTGGCCCTGTTGAGTTTTTGGAGGTGGCATAAATGACGGTTCCTGAGCAGTCCCCGTGGCGGGATGACGTGGGTCGTGCGACGGCCCTGGCGGTGGATACGCCCGCTGAGGTGACGGTGACGATGAAGGCTGGGGGCGGGTATGACGCCCCGTGGATGGTTTTCCGAGGTTCCGTGGCGTCGGTTGAGCGTGCCCTTGAGGACGCGTTTGGCTGGGGGAATTGGGATCATGAGAAGGTTCCCATGTCTGACGCGGTCCTGTCCCTGGCGAAGGCCCTGAATGGCAAGTGGAATGTTGTGGATCAGCTTGCGGCGCGAGTGATCGTGGATGACGTTCCTGTGGACCTGGGGTTGCATGAGG